TTTGTGGAACCATCCCCTAGAAGTGCAACTGTTTCAGCATCCATCACATATTCACCATCAGAGAGTTTGGCATCAATGGTGTCATCTCGACCTGAGCCTGATCCACGAGCCATATAAGCAATCTGTGAAAGCGCTCCTCCTCGTGCTAAACCCACAGGACGCTGGACGGTCATATTATATGCGCCACCAGTGATTTGAGGCCATGCCTGCGCCATATATTGGCTTAAACCTAAGCCAGCATTGTTAGCGTCTTGTTGCATGCGATTCCAGTCCCACTGGATGGATGGGCGGTTGAAATACTCTTTTTGTGCTGGAGACATGGTGCTGACTGCCTGCTTAACATCAGGAGGAGCACTGCTCAAACCGCCCAATAAAGTAGCACCAATCAAGGCGTTTTTCATTGTGAACGGGCTAGAGCCACCAGTTGAACCACTTGTTTTAAGTTGGCTCAAAGCAGATGGGCTGTTGGAGCTTATGCCACTACCAAGTTGGTTGTTGGAGGTTATTCCACTTCCAATTGTGTCTGCATCAAACCCTTTTGGCGTTGGTCTTGCTAAAGAATAATCAACATTTTTACCAACTTCAAATGATTCTGGCCCTGTGTAACCAACATCACCAGTTAAAAAGTTTGTTGTCCCAAAACTTGCTGGTGTCACGGTATCTAATCCGTAACTACCAGTTTTGGGCATTTTTAATCCATCTACTACGGCATTAGATGGTTTTAAACCAAGTCTAGAATTTGCTGGCTCAGACATGGCAGTTGCCAAGCCTGCTAAACCACCACCAATGACCGCTGATTTAGGGTCATAGCCAGCGGAAACCATATTTCCAAACTGTTTACCGCCAGCGGCTATTGAAGCGTTACCAGTCAAATCACCAAGTTTTTGACCAGCATAAGTACCTAAAGCGCCTGTTGCCGCACCTTTAACAAATCCTTGACCAGTAGCCGCGCCAGATACACCCCCAATTAAAGCGTTACCAAGAACATTTTGTCCTGTAGCGCCCAAATCTAAACCAAATTGGGTATTAGCCGCACCGCCAAGATAGTCACCAGCACCACCGCCTAAACCGCCAAGCAAAGCGCCTTTTAGGGGGTCGCCACCAGTTAAGGCGGCAGTACCACCACCGATAACAGCGCCACCAGCTATAGTCGCGGCAGTACCAGAAAAACCCATAGATGCGCCAATAGAAGCACCAAGTGTTGGGGCAAAAACGCCTATAGCAATTGGAATTGCCACCGACAAAAATTTCTTAAGACTAAATTTATATTCAGGCAACCCAGTGCGAGGGTTAATTGTTCCTGAACCCCCCATCTGCTTAAGCATGTCTGCTTCGCGTGGGTTAATGTGCGCCAGCATCGTGTCGCCATGACGACCCATTGCCGCCAAACCACCCCTAGCGTAACCTTTTTGCTTTGTGCGCTCCTGCATGCCATACAGCAATATCAATAAGGAAATGATTGCCACAGGGTCAAACTGCTCAGGCAGGTCGCCCTCTTCAACCATGTCGTCCTGCACTGCGGACGCAAGAATTTCAGGGTACTTGTCAGGGTTGTTCAGCGCAAACTCAAGCAACTTGACTAACTCGTCTAAACCCTCTGTCGTAATTGGCATGTCCCCTATTTGGTTTTCAAGGGTCAAAACTGCCTTTGAAAACTGTGGGTCGCGTTTTGCAATTTCAAGAATCTGTTGCTTATCCATTTGTCACTCCAATTAAGACAGCGATTGAGCAAACCGCTCAGCCCAGTCACGCCAATCATCAAAATCGTAAGGCAAAGGAAAGTTTCTGCCTAGCGATGTATTGTTTAAAAACTGCATAGCCCAGTTTTGCCAGTCATCACCATCAAGACGACTAAGCGCGCCATAGCTGTCCAGATCAAGCGCAATCTGGTCAGCCCAGTCATGGAGCGACATATAAGATGGGCGTGTAATTGTGGTCATCCAAGCACCGTCCTGTCGCCAGAATCAATGTGCGCAATGATCTGACCCATTTGATAGTTACCACCCACAGCATTGGACTCAAAGCGCACACGCAACTCACGGCGCTGTTCTTTAAGCATCACAATCTGTTGGTAAGGCTCGGTAGCTGTCTCAGGAAATGAGAACACGCTACTGAAGACTTCAGGAGCACGAGCGTTAGCGCGACCTGTAACTTGTACGGTCATGGGGCCGCTCTGGATAAAGTCAGGCTCAATCTCAGTGATTCTTACATACTCGTTCTTACCCTGTGGTAATGACGACAAGTCTGCTGTCTCAAAGTAAGACTGAATAGGCAAGACTGATTGACCTTCAACAGCATCAACGCCTTGCTCATGAATCCACACACGATAGCCACTTGTTGTAGGAATACAGTCTGTCAGCAAAGGCGCGGCAAAACCATTGTTGTAGCCACCAGATGCGCGACCAGAGGCAGGTAGTTCTGTGTCATACCAAGAGTTCTCGCGCACATTGTAAATAATGGCATGCGTACACTCAGTTGCGTCACCCTTTGGATAGCACCACCAGATTTCACCAAAATGAGGCACTTTAAATGCAAACACTTTAGCGCGATGATCTGGATTTACATTGTCAAAAAAGTAGTTTAGGTTCATCTGGTTAGGCACTTCACGCACCACACCATTGAACATCAAGAATCGGTCAACACCACACCAGAAGAACACGCCATCGTAGTCCACCACGCAGTCAGGCGACATGATGGAGGTGTCTGTAGCAATGGTGTCAAACTGGAATACGGTCGCACCACCTGTGAAGGTCGCACGGATAACAGCGTCATACGCCCAGAACAAACCTGCTGGCGCTGATCCAGAGCCTGCACGCAGTGGCATGCCCTTGATAATCTTTTGACCCCATACACGAGCTATGCCTGAGCCTGATCCACTTAGATCAGTAAAGTCGCCAGCAACAGACCATCCAATAATGCCTGCTGTACCAAAGTAGAACAGGTAGGGGAAAAGCATCACAATACCGCCAGTGGCATTAGCACCTGCTGGCAATGGAATCTCAACTAAGGGGGCGGTTCCAAGCACATCACCATAGAAAATCTGACCACCAGTGTCGTTACATACGCACTGCAAATTAGGCGCTACATGCGCAATAATGGAGTTGTATGTGGTTGATGCGTCATACGATGTCTGGAACATCCATTGGTTGTAGGAAGAACTAACCAAAGCGTTTGCGCCACCAGTCATGTTAGTTACTGTGGTTGTGATCGTTGTCGTGTTAGCAACCACCACAAAGCCGTTAGTAGCTTGCCCAGCAGTTGAGGCTGTGATGGTGATCACCGCGCCAACAGCAACAGCGCTGTAGTTTGGCGTAGATGCGAAGGCGGTAATGTTTGCCGCAACAGCCGTAGCCGTTGTAGCCAAATCAGTCGTAAAAGAAACTGAGCCTGATGTGATTGTCACGCCATTGACTGTGACGCTGTTAACTGATCCAGCCCCACCACCAGTCAAAGTAACTGTTCCAGTTGCACTGACAGCTATAGGGGTTCGGTTACTGATAACAGAACTGTTTGTAGTTGCATCAATCGTAAAACGCTCAACAGTAGACGCGCCTGCTGAATGACAATACTGTAATTGTTGTTGCGTAAAGCTGTTAAACCCGCGAGAAATCTCTGTTAGGTATTTATTGATCGAGCGATACCCAGCAATCTTTCTGGGCATGCCACGCTGAAACCTGACCCATTGTCCGTCAATGTAAAAATCACCATCGTACCTAGTACCATCTCGCTTGATACCAGCAAGAGACTTTAGGACTATCGTGGATTCTGGCATCAGTAAGTCCCACCATTAACAACGCCCGCAGGGGCAACACCCAAAGCAGTCCATGCCGCTTGTTGGTTAGCCGCCTCAAAAATAGGGATACCAACCGCAGTACCGCCAAGGTTAATCAGTGCACCACCTGCTGTAGTAGCTCCTGTGCCACCTTGTGCAACAGTAATTGGAAAACTTGCTGTTGTTGTATCAGCATCAACCACATCACTGCCATCGCAGTAATAAATGCCTCGTGAGCCTTGCGCAACAGCGATTCCCGTTCCAGCGGAAGTTTTGACAGTCAGCGTGAAAGCACCAGTCGTGGCATTGTCAATCCAATACTGCTGGACAGTTGCAGGCACGACTACAGTTCGGTTTCCAGTCAGCAAACCTGTGAACTTGTACACAATACGGTTGAGTTCTGAGCCAGTCAGTGTGTATGTGCCAGTGCCAGCAATTGCAATTACTGTGTAGTCAAACACAAACACAGAAGCCTGACCAAACCCAAGCGTGTAGAAGTTTGTGCCATCACTGATGATCACAGACGACTCAGTAGGCTGATAGGCTTTTGTCGCCAATCCATCGATTGTGTTAACGCCAGAAGGCGTAAGGGTAACTTGACCACCACCTGAGTTGCGCAAGTACATGAACCAGTTGTTGCCCACTGTAGCGGCGCTAGGCAGTGTCAAAGTTCCTGATCCTGAACCAGTCCACAAATACATCTTGGCGCGGTCTGAGTCGCCTGCAATGTAGTTTGTGTTGAACTGTGTAATAGGAACAGACTGAGACAGCAATGTGCCTACAGCCACAATGCCAGTGCCAGCTAGTGCAGAAGCGTTAGCCTCGGATACCGTAGCGCCAAACTGCAATGACTCCCACAAACCATTTGTTGTGGTGTTGCTAGTCAAATAAATCTGATACACCGTTCCAGCGGCAATAGAAGCTATTTGCGTACCGCCAGCGTTCTTAACTATAAAAGTTTGAGCGCCTTGGTTGTTAAACAGAATAGTGTTGCCAACGCCACTTTTCTGCGCATCAGGCAAGAAGATTGACCTGCCAGCATTGGAGGCTGTCACATCAATAATGCGGGTTGCTAAGTTAGTGTTGGTTGAGGTTTCCTCGGGCCAACTTAGCGTCACATCCGTTGTTGTCAGCGTTATGGCGCTGTAGCTTATTTCGCTTGGGTAGATGTTTGCTCCACCAAAGACATCTGTATAGATAGGCATTACGCTTCACTCCTAGTTGCTGTGCGATCCATGATGCGCTTCAAGTCTTCGCCATTGAGCGCTTGCGCCGCACGGTCATACATGGCTTGCCAAGTTTGAATGCGCTCGTCCTTTTTCAAGAACGGAGTTGCCTCAAGCAAGGTTGCATACAGCAACACATCAGGTGCGTATTCAGTAAGCCAGTTGGTTTGTAAGTCATCACCCAAAAGGGCGGGTTGCTCGTAGTACAGAACCTCAAGAGTCTGCACCGTAGAAGGTGTTGGGGTGATCAGCCAGTTTTGGTAATCGTAGTCAGCATAAAACTGAGGTGCGCCAGTCTGGGCTTCGTTAGGCCAGTAACTGCGGCAATACTCATATGCTCGAGCAAAGATAGGTGATCCAGCAACCGTCATGCTAATGGTGTCTCGCCACCTATCAGGCTTTAAATAGACAGCCACGCCAACGGATAGAGGGGTACTCACCGCTCGGATGAACCCCATAATTTTAAGCTCTCGCGCAATTCTGCGTTCGCCCAATGTGATCAACCGAGGCAGTTGGTCGTAGACGATCTGGTCGCTTTCTTGGGTGAAACCACGCTCAAGATAACGGCGCACATCTACGAGCAGACTGTCGTAGGTCATGGTATAGCTCATAAATACTCCAATAGTATTAGCCGCTGATACAGCATGCGCCTAGAAAAAATTATACTCCTGAACCCTTTGTGGAGCAAGAATCAAGAAAGAAACAATGCTTTTTCCGCATCTCTGCGTTTTTTTAACCCTAGAAGAACTTTACCACCAGCCATGCAGTACAGAAGTAAAGCATCAGCCGCGCCTTCCCAATCACCCCTGTTGATCTTCATCCGAATAGAAGAGCGCTGAAAAGCCCCCACTCCAGCGTTGAAGGCAAAGCTGACGCACGCATCGAAAGCCCCTTGACGACCAGATAAAGCGGGAGCAAGTCGTAGAACACC